CCGGGAGGGCGGCCCCGTTGGTCAGAAAATCTTGCGTCTAATTGAGCAAGGTAATCTGCGCGGTCTATGTGAGTTCGAGATGACTTACGACTTCTGGGAGATTTTGAGTGATAAGTACGTTGTAGAAATACAACGGCTTCCACTTGATTCCAGCGGTGTGGAGGACGAAAGTCTTTCTGTCGCTGAATTCTTCCTGGTTGACGGTCTAGAACAAGAGAAGCTTGAGGCTCTGTTTGCCCAGCGCGTGAGCGCATGTAGGCAAGCACTCGCCTTCTTCCAAAAAGTTGAGCACCTGGAAATTGGTGTCGACAAAGAAGAAGTGGCTTTTCTAAAGTTCCTCGAAGCCGAAGAGCTATGTAAGGAAAGTAACACGATCTTCAGATTAGCGCGTCGTGGTCTGTTTCAATTCAGGCCACGTGTTGCAGGCGTATTTCACGCCGCGCAGCAGAAAATAGCGCGAATTCTTGGTCGTGTCCCCTCTATTGGGGAACTAAACTTACGCTTCGGTCCTGGCGCAACACGCGGGACAAAACGAAAGGATGCCTCTATTCGCCGCAAACTTGCGGAGAGGCTCCAGTGTAGCGAAGATCTCCTACAAGCAGCTCCTTACGTGCTTGAAGAGATGCCCCCACTCGTTGATATCCATTCGGTCCTTGATCGGACTGATGAAGATGGAAATGAGTGGAGCCGAGTAGAGCTGGAGGTCATACCAGCAAAACTTAGCTTCGTCCCGAAAAATGCGAAGACTTATAGGTCGATTTGCACTGAACCTGGTTTGAATGTAATGATTCAGGCGGGTTATGGGGCATGGATGGCCAAACGTCTTGCTGCATTTGGTATCGACATCCGCGATCAAACGGTGAATCAACGCCGCGCGAGAGAGGGGTCGTTAACGGGCGCTTTAGCAACGCTCGACCTGTCGTCCGCTTCGGATACCATCTCGGGAGAGATTGTGTTCGAGCTGCTTCCTCTTGACTGGGCTGTGGCACTTAACCGTGCTCGCTCGTCTAAGGTGCTTCTGCCAACTGGGCAGGTGCTCCGACAGGAGAAGTTTTCTTCAATGGGGAATGGGTTTACCTTTCCCCTGGAGACCCTGATTTTTTGGGGTCTTGCTGCAGCATGTTGCTCGAAAGAGTCAGACGCTACAGTATACGGCGATGATATCGTCGTACCAACCGATCGCTATGAGCTCCTTGTTGAGGTGCTTGAAGCGGCCGGTTTTGGAGTCAACTTGAAGAAGTCATATGCTTCAGGGCTCTTCCGAGAGTCTTGCGGCAAGGACTACGTTCTGGGAACCGATGTGCGTCCTTACTACCCGGGAGGGTGGGTAAGCGCACAAAGCCTCTTCGTTTTGCACAACTTTTATGTGCGACGAGGGGATCAGGAGAGGGCTGAGAGAGTGAGATTATTCATTCACCCGTCCCTCCAGATCTTTGGCCCTGATGGATTTGGCGATGGACATCTCTTAGGGGATCACCCTAGGAGGCGCCCAGCTAAATATGATCAAAGGGGCTATTGTGGCTACTTCTTTGACACGTACATTTGTCGGTCGTCGA